CCGGGTCTGTTGGGCTACGGTCGCGATCCCCAAACGCCCGACGACGATGTCGTCAACAACGACGGCGATGTGGTGGTGCCGGTGGATCTGCGGTTCTTCGGCCTTTGGCTGAAACTGGTGTTCGGCGCGCCCGTCACCACCCAGGGTGTGGCGGCCTCGGGCCTGCTGACCTTCAACGCCCAGCCCGCCGTCGCGGCCACGATCACGATTGGCGGGCAGGCTTTCACCTACCGCGCCGCCAACCCCGCCGCGAACGAGATCCTGATCGGCGCGACGGTCGCCGACACCGTCCGCAACACCGTCTGGGCGCTCAACGCGAGCGCCGTGGCCGGCGTCGCGGCGGCGACCTATTCGACCGATCGCAACTACGCCACGGTGGCGATCACGCACGACACCATTGGCATCGCGGGCAACGCCATGACCCTTGCGGCCGGGGGCACCTCGAACGTGGTGGTGTCGGCGGGCACCTTGGCCGGGGGTTCCGCGGTGGGGCCCTACAACCACGTTTTCACCTCCGGCGCGCAGGCGCTTCCCGACGCCTCGGTGGAGATCGGCAACCCCGAAGTGCCCAGCTACGGCATGAACTACGGCGTGATGGCCAACACCCTGGCCATCGCGATGCAACGGTCGGGCAACCTTCGCGCCACCATCAACCTCATCGCCCAGGGCGAAAACGAAGCGGCAGTGAGCGTTGCGGGCGTGCTGCAGGAAATGGCCTTGGAACTGTTTGCCCAGGCCACCGGCTCGATTGTCGCGGACGGCGTGCCGCTGGCGGAGATCGTCTCCGGCTCGATCAACTTCAGCAACAATCTGGAAAAGGCCGAAAACATCCGGAACGACGGTCGGATCGATGGCGCGGACGGCGGAGCCTGCAGCATCACGCCGCAGATCGTTGCCCGCTTCAAGGACCGGCTACTCCGGGACATCGCCCTGAACAAGCAAGCCATCGACGCGTCGTTCGGCTGGAGCAAGGGCCCGGGAAAGAGCCTGACGTTCCGCATGCCCTCGCTTCGCCTGCCGAAGGCCAAGAAGCCGATCACCGGCCCTGGCGGCATCCAGCAGACCTTCGCGGGCCAGGCCTACAAGGCGATCGGGAAGCAAGCCCTGGTCGTCACCCTGGTCAACGACGTGCCCGCCTACTGACGCGAACCGGGTTCGCATCCTCCAACCCTCGGGGTCCTCCTCCATGCTTAGAATCCGCACCGCGCGGCCCGACATTCGGGTCGCGCTTTCCGATGGCGCGTCCATCCTTTTCCGATCTGACAAGCCCAGCGCCGGTGTCGCCGCCGCGCGGCGGGCGGCCGGCCTGATGATCGAGGCTGGCGGCGACGATGCCGACGCGTCGGTCGCTTTCACCGTGGCCTTGGCCCAGTGGGGCGCGCTGTCGTGGGATGGCGTCGGCGACGAGGCTGGACAGCCGCTCGAACTGACACCGGAATCACTGGAGCTGCTGATGACGCAGATGCCGGACGCCTATCGCCGGATCGACCATGGCTTCGTCATCGAAATCCTCAGCCGGGATGCGGAAAAAAACGGATCCGCGCCCTCGCCCGTTGGCGGTACGCCGGCGGGGGCGCGGATGGCGAAGTCCAAGAAGCGTGGGGCGGCCGGGACTTCTGCGCGGCCTGCGAGGGCGTCTGCGAAGAGTGCCCGACCGTCCTGAACGCCTGCGTCACCGAGGAGGGCCAGGCCACCTGGCTGGCTCTCCAGCGCTGCGAGCGTCAGCTCCGTAGCGACCTAAACGGGCCCTACGCTCTCGACCTTCCCGCCGTGGCCCTGGTCGCCCAGGCGCTCGACCTCGACGTCTCCGAGGTGATCGAGATTGCCACCGACATCGAGCCCTACATCCTCTTCGCCTGGAGGCCTTCATCATGACCACGCGCCAGGTCGGCATTCGCTTGAACACCGAGGGCAAGGCCGAGGTCAAACGCGACTTCGCCGAGCTGGCCACGGCCGGCCGGGAGACGGGACAAGCAATCGCGGATGGGTTTGACGCCGCCGCTGTCGCCGCCAAGCGGGCCGAAGACGCGGCCGATCGGCAAATGGCGAAATGGAAGGCGGCAGCCAAGGCGGCGCGCGAATACGAACGCGAACAGGAGCACCAGGCCAAGTTCAACGCCATTCTCGGCGTCGATGGCGGCGGCGAGAAGTCGGCCCGCTCCTCGGCCGAGGTGTTCGAAGGTGGCGGCACGGGCATGACCCGCCAACAGCGGGCTGGTCGCCTGAACCTGCTGCGCCAAGGAGCCGACGTCTTCACGACGGCGGCCATGGGCATGAACCCAGGCATGATCGCCATTCAGCAAGGCCCGCAGATCCTCGACGCCCTGGCGACCAGCGGATTCAAGGCTTCGGCCAGCGTGCTCGGGGTCAGCGCCGCTGTCGTGGCCACGGCCGGAGCGATGATCGCCCTGACGGCGGCTCAGGTGGCCTATGAAGCCGACACCGTAAAGCTGACGATCGCGACGCAGGGCCTTGGCGCCGCGTCTGGCGTGACCGCCCAGCAGCTTGAAGCGTCCGCTCAGGCTGGCGCGCATGCGGGCGACGTTTCCGTCCGGGCGGCTCGCGACATCGGCGTGGCCTATGTGCAGACGGGGCGCATCAGTGGCCGGGTGCTGGATGACCTGATCGGCATGACGCAGCGCTACGCGTTGACCACTCGTCAGGATGCGGCCGGCGCGACCAAGGAACTTGGTGCGGCGTTCGCCGACCCCGCCAAGGGCGCGGCCGACCTGAATGACAAACTTCACTTCCTCGACGCCAGCGAACTTCGCCACATCGAGAACCTGGCCCGCGCCGGTCACGAGGCGGAGGCCCAGGGCCTGCTGGTCGACAAGCTGCAAAGCTCGCTGCTCAGTGCGACCGACGCGACGACCGGCTGGGGCCATGCCTTCAAAGGCTTGGCTACGGAAGCTTCGAACGCCTTTGACAAGGTCGGGCAGTATATCGACAGGTTGGTGACCGGCGGTTCGGCGGCGGAGCAAACCACGCGCGCTCGCACCGGCCTCGCGGCCGTGAACGCCCAGATCGCTCGGCAGGGCTACTCGGACGCGTCAACGGCGGCCCAGAAGAAGTTCTTCGAGGACCAGCTCGCCAGTCTCTACAAGGACTACGTCGGCGGCATGGACCGCCTGCGATCGGCAGGCCTGAACCAGCGCAGCACCGACCGGCAAGACCTGATCGACAAGTACAATCCGAACGACACCAAGCTGGCGGGCTTGAAGGCCGACCGAGAGAAGCTGGTCGCCTTGGGCGTCAACGACCCGACCAGCAAGGCGGCGCTGAAGGAACTGGACGACCAGATCAAGGCTTTGGGCGCTGGCTACAAGACGGCCGCCCAGCAAGCCGCCGCCTTGGCCAGGGCCTCGCGCAAGGCGGCCTCGGACGCGGCCAAGGACGCGCGCGAGCAGGCCAAGGAAGTCCGCGAGGCGGCCGAGGCCGAGCGCAAAGCCCAGGACCTGAAAACTCAGGGTCTGCGCGGCGAGCTGGATATCGCGAAAGCCCTGAACGACCCGTCACGGATCGACTACGCTGAGCGCCAGCTGCGCATCCAGCAGCTGATCGTCCAGGCGACCCGGGATGGCGTGTCCTGGGCCATCGCCTGGCGCGACGCGCAAAAGCAGGTCGCTGCCGAGATGGCGGCGGAGTTCGAAGCCCTGCGGAAGTCCTATTCCGACGCCGAGCTGGCCAAGGACCGTTTCGAAACGTCCTCCGAACGGATGGCCAGGGCCGAACCTGGTCCGGATTTCAAGTCCTTCGACTCGAAGTCCGTGTTCATGGAGGATCTGCGGGTCAGCACCGGCGAGGCCTTCCATGACGGCCTGGTGTCGGGGATGACGGGCGGCGACTTCTTCGACGTCTTCGCCGATCGCCTGAAGTACGCGGCGGCGTCGGCCCTGGCCGACAGCCTGACCAACTCGGTGTTCGGCAAAAAGGACGGCTCGTCGGGCGGCGGCTGGCTGACCAAGATCGCCACCTTCGCCGTCCAGTCCTTCGCGCGCAACGCCAAGGGCACGGACAACTGGCGCGGCGGCCTGACCTGGGTCGGCGAGGAAGGGGCCGAGCTGATCGACCTCCCCCAGGGCGCGAAGGTCTATCCGCACCAGGCGTCCGTCAACATGGCGGCGGCCAACGACCGGGGCGTCATGCAGGCGCGCTCAGCCATCGCCCAGGGCGGCAACGGCCCTGTCAGCGTCTCGGCGACCTTCGCGCCCGTCCTGACCGTCACCGGCGGCGACAGCGAGGAAATCGGGCGTCTGCGGGCCCAGCTTGCGGCGATGGAGGCCAATTTTCAGACCCGGGTGACGGCGGCGGTGAACGACGGCCTGGCCCGTCGCACGATCAGGGTGGCGTAATCCATGGCGATCATCTTTCCCCGGGCCATGCCGCTGGCCGGCGTGACCAAAGAGAGCTTCGAGATCCAGCGCACCGACTACCTGTCGCCGGAGGCCGTGGGGCGGCTCGGCGGCATCTCGGCCGGCTTTCCGCTCTGGGGCGCTGAATGGGACTTGCCGACCAGCGGCGAGGAGCGCGCTGACGAGTGGCGGGCTTGGATTTCCGCCCAGCGCGGGCCCGGCAAGCTGTTCTTCGGTTCCGAGCAGGCCCGCCCCTATCCTCGAGCCTATGCGGACGGCTTCGGCGGGACGGTTCGAGCGGGCGGCGGCGCGTTCGACGGCAAGGCCGTCACCTGGGCCGTGAACGGCACTCGTGACGTCTTGAACCTGACCGGCCTTCCGGCGGCCTTCGCGCTGACCTGGGGCGACTATGTCGGTTTCCAGTGGGTGACTCTCGGACAGCCGCGCCGGGCGCTGGCGCGATGTGTCGAGAAGGCCACCGGTTCCGGCGGCGGAGCGATCGCGGTGACGTTCGAACCGCCCCTGTTCCCCATGGTGCCGGCCGACGCCGTCGCCACGCTCGCTCGCCCCGACTGCCTGATGAAGCTTCTGCCCGGTGAAACACAGCTGGGCGGCAAGACCCGCCAGACGGCCATCACCGGTTCGATCAAGGCCCTGCAGCAACTCCTGCCCTGAGGCTGATTTCCATGCGTGTCTATTCGCAAGCCGCCCAGGCCGCCCTGGACGACGGCACGGCCTTGGCCGTGGGCGCCGTCTATCTCCAGCTCTCCACGGGTCCGTGGGGCGTCTGGGGCGGCCATTACGAACTGGCCATGGACGGCAAGACCTTCCAGCCGATCGGCGACCGGGGCCTGGTGTCTGTCGCCGCCGGCCAGCTGGGCACGGCGGAACAGGGGGCGACGGTGAGCCTCTCGGGCGTCGATCCCGACGTTCTGGCCCTCGTCGACACGATGTCGGTGCGGGGCGCGCCGGCCGTGCTCTACGAGCTGCTGTTCGACCAAAGCGGAGCGACGCTGCTGTCGGCGAACGTGGCGCTGCGCGGCCGG